TATCAGAGCCCATAACCTTATAGGTTTTAGCAATTGGATCAATTCCAATAATTTTGGCAGTATGGCCTGATTTTAACATGACCTCTTGGCCAGTTATGTATTTAGAAGAAGTAGGTGAAACTAAAGTGATATCTTCCGACTCACTTATGCTTTTTTTTTGGATTGATCAACTATAATATACTGACTCTTAAGAGCATTTACGTTTTTCTCGATAGATACTTTAAGTTCAGTTAATTTTTCTTGATAATCGTTAGTAATGCTTGTATCAGATAGGGCCTCTTCAATTTTAGCGATTGACTCTTCTAATTTAGCAAGATTTTCTTCAATTGTTTTCTTTTCAACATCAAACGCTTTAATATTAGCTTCTCTCTCTTCTAATTGAATTGAATACATTTCACTAATATCATATTTAAAGTTCTCCATAACATAATTATGGAAAGTTAAACCTTTCATTTTCTTAACAATTCTAGTTTCTCCAAGTTTTTCAAATACAAAAATATCTTCGCCTAGGTTAAGAACAATTGAGTCTCTTCCAAGTCTTTCATTAATAATAGTTTTTCCAAACTCAAGATTAACTACTAGATCTAAATTATTAAACAATTTAGAAAGAGCATTACGGGTCTCAATAGTTTCCATTAAGAAAATTTCAGACAATTTAATATTGTTAATATTTTCAATAATTGAATTATTGATTTTTAAGTTTAGTGTACCATTTTCATTAATACCAAATGCAACGGTTAAGTTTCTACAATTAGATACTAGCTCGGTGCTGTGCTCTTTAAAATTTAAAGTTGCAAAAGCTTCGCAAGTTTCAAAGAACTCAGGGAATTCCTTAACTTCTTCGGCTGTCATTTGAGATGGATCAGAATCTTCTGATACTTTAATAAATTTATTATCAACAAAAACGATTGCATCGCTTTCGCTAATTTTATAGAATGGTGCAATAATTGGTTTTACTTGTGAATCGCTATTACCAATTCCTAAATTAAAGGTCCCAGTATTTTTTGATTCTAACATGCTAATTTTATTAATTAACTGATTAACTACTGGTAATTGAGCATGAGAACGTAATTTCATTTTTAATGAATCTGATGTTTCAATATTTTCAAGTAGAGCTTCTTCTAATAGAGCACATGCATCTTTGTAAAGAATTGCACCAGTAACTCGCATTTCATAAATTGAATTTAAGATTTCAAGTTTTACTGAATTTTCATTTACGTAAGTAATAAGAGATTCTAAAATTGTAGAAACTGTCTTATCATAAGAGAATTTAGATAACCCATTAAAAAAGAAGGTTAAAGCTCTGTATTCCGGCATTGATGCAACCGCTTCTTCTAATCTAGCAACTGTGTGCTTAACTACAGGATCTGCGTAAATTTCGCTTTCCTTTAAGGCTTTAAGTTTTAAAGAAAGACCAGCTTCGCTAGCCATATTTTGAAGACGCTTAGTTGGCTTGTCTGCCATCTTTTTGAATTTAGCAACTACTTCTTTAAGATTTTCGTTTACTAGTTCATTAGCAAATTGCTCTAAGGTGTTTAGAGAATTTTCTAAAATTTGATCAGGAGAAACTCCCAAAAGTAATGAGTTATTAATTGATTCCAATACTACCTTTGCGGCGATATTAGAGCTTATGCTCGAATTATTTTTGAGCTCGTTAGTTAGTTCTTGTATGAGACCGTTCATTGAAACGTTTGTCTTTTTTATTATTTATCAGCTTTTGCTGCTAAATTTATTTATCTTGTACTTGTACAGTTATTTATCTTAACCCAGTTTAATTTAATGAAATTTGTGAATACAATTTGACACTTACATACTGGCTAGCGTATTTATATTTTGAACGTTATCATTTCTAGTTGTGCTAGTTGCAACTGACCTAGGTGAACTAAGTCGTGCTCTCAAAGCATCGTTTTCTGATATTAAGGTTTGAATAGTTGTATTTAAACCAGCAATTGTTATTGCTGGATCATTAAGCAGTGCATTTTTTGCAGCTTCGGTTGCTCTTAAAATAGTTGCATAGTCACTAGACGGTAACCATTTACCAGTATATAAAAGAGTTTCAGTACCATCTTCTGCAATTAATGATATGTACATAGTTTGATCAGTTAGGTCTAAAATCTTTCTGGCTTGATCCTTTGGTATTCTAAATGCAATTTGGCCTTGGCTAGGATTTTCAAAGGCCGGGTCGCGTAATGAAGAATATGAATATTTTGCGTCTGCTCCAAAATTAAGAGCAAACTTTGAATTATTATTTAGATTAGCTGGAGTTTGACTTCCTGGGTTTAAAACGCTCTCTTCATAGACCCCAATCTTTATAAAATTATCAGTTGGGTCTATTGGAATAATTAATTCTCCCTGGCCATAAATTAATTCAGCTGAACCATCAGTTGCCCTTAATAGTGCATTTTTTTGACTTATTCGGATATTTGCCTGTTTATAAAAAGTTGGAACTGCTACTTGCACAGGTCGATCCACAAAGGTAATACCTCCTGTTGTAGCACCTGCTGCTGAGGTGGTTGGTGGTAATTTTTTACCAGTAAATAAGTTAGTAATATCAATATTTTTTTGAACAATTTTATTATAGACTTTTAATGATTGAGGAGCTTCTGCTAATTCAAGTTTAGCTAAATACTTACCATATTTGTTAGGATTAAATAAGCTCATAGAACCTGTTCGAATAACTTGGTCACCAGTATTTTTATTTAAGAGTCTAAGAGTATAGTCGATTGACATTGATACTGCAAAACCTGCACCTTTTAGGATTGGTCTATAGCTTAACGGAGCATCAAAATTCTCTTCTTGATATACTAAAAAATTTCCAGCCGGTACAAAGTTACCGCCATTTTGTTCATATACTTGAAGTTGATGTACAAATATCCAATCATTTCCTGTACCTTGAGAATCTAAGTTTGAAATTAATTGATCAGGAAATGCTCCATTCCATGTTGCAAAAAATTCAATATAATCGCCGTCTGCTGCTTCTTGAATAACTGCGCCTAAACTATCAAAGTCGTTAGTTTGAGGAACTGATCCTTCAAAATAGGAAACAACTCTATATAAATTATAAGTTTCTCCATTATCTGCATAATATGGTTCATAGCTTACTTCGGCTAACGATACCGTAATTGGAGAACCTGCAATTAAACCAGTACCTTCAGTTACAACTGATTCAAATGAATCTACTCCAAATTGAGCAAAGTCTGCATCTAGGTATGCTGAGTTTGGAACTTTAATATCAACATACTTATCATAAACCGTATTTGCTAAAAATAGAGGTCTTGTGTTAAATGTTAATAGCTCTTGATAAGATGCTGCATTAATTAAAACACTTGCAGTTTGAAGTTGCTTTAAATTATTTAGTTTTACTCTTGCTCCAACTACAATATTCTCAACTTCAGTAAAGTTAAAACCTGAAGCAAAGTGAAACCTCATAGTGTCCATAACTAGTGCACTTGATAAACTAGGTAATACACTAGATTCTATAATATTTGGATCGTATGCAGTATATATTGGATTTGACGTTAGGTCAACTTGAACTAATCTAGACTCGCCAATTGGTACAACGCTTGAGGCTCTAGCATTTTTAGTAGCGGCTGCATCTGCGTCGGTATTATAAATCTGATAAAGATCTACATTATTATTTTTAACAAAATAGTAATCAGAATTAACAATATTAGGAGCAGGGTCCCCAAGTGGAGTCATCATAAACTCCAATATACAATAGTCTGATAGGGTTACAAATTTAGAAGTCATTGTTTTTAATTGTTATTTCTTTAGCTTAATTTTCCAGTAAATACTTCCTTGAATTGAGATTGTTTTACTAGCAGAGTAGCCAACTCCTACGCTGTATATTTTATCGCTTTTTGTTTTTAACAATATTGAAGGTCCAATAAAATTAACAACATTTACTTTATCAAAGCCTCCACTTAATCCAATATATACTTGATTCTTAGGAAGTTCTTTAACAATTAAAGTTTCTTTTATTTGTATTTTATTCACTTGAGCAGTCCATAATCTGCCTAATAATGAGTTTTGTGAAACTGTATCATTTATTACAATATAGCCTAATGAGTCTGCTAATTTTAATGTATCAATATAAACGCGTTTTGCATAATAATCAGTTAATACCGCAAGTGTATCTACTGACATTGGTACTGGTACATATATTGGTTTCTCATGGTAAATATCTTTACCTTTTCTATAAATCACAGTATCATGTGGTACAAGAACTGTGTCAATATCATGTTTAAGTACTTCATATTTTTTACCATCAATTTTAACAGTATCACCAGTTTTTGTACTAGTACCATCACATGCTCTCATTAAGATAATAATGATAATTAGTACAATTACAGCTAATGTTTTAAAGTCAAGTTTACGTAAGTCTTTAATGTTCATTTAAGTCCAGCATAATTTTATAATAGTCAGGGGCTTTGCCAGTTTCCGCTACTATTTTATCTATTAGGGATTTCTCCTTTAGTCGGTTAGAGTCTAGTGCATGCATTAACTCATTTTTCCTAATCTCTAATAGATTTGCCATTTTCTCTAATTCAGATAGGCCGGCATTTATTTTATCGTATTCAGTTACGATTTCTTTTATTTCAGTTAAATATTCCATTATTGATATTCAAGTTTTACTTTGATTTTGCCAGACATAAGAGCCGCATAAATTCCCTGTAGATAAAAATCGCTACTTTGTTGAAGTTGAGATACTTCTACCGGTTTAACCGCTTGTTCTTGAGGGCCAGTTTGTCCAGAGTTTTGATTAATTGTAGTTTTAGAACTTTGATCAATTTTAGTTCCTTCATTTGTTACTGTGCTTGACGTACTAGTTTGAGGATTCATTGAGGTAACTGACGAACTTAGGTTATTTACAGCTGCTGGTAAATCTTTAGATAATTTACCTACACTCTTCTCTAATGTTTTATCCGGTTCCAATATTTTTTTTACACTAGCAGATTCAACTAATTTAGTAGATTTTAAATTAACTGATTCATTTGTATTTGTTTTATTAATATTGGTTTTAGTAACGTCAGTAGAGTCAGATGTATTTGATATTCCAAGTAGAGTATTTAACATTGACTGATTTGTTTTAGTCTGCTCATCTTCCTTAGTTGAAGTAGATTGATTATCAACAGTTGACTTAAGTACGTTTGAAATTTTAGAATCAATTGACTCTTTTGTTTTATTTAGTAAACTTAAATTAGTTGATTTTTGATTAACAGTTGACGTCTCATTTTTAGTTAAGGCTTGAGGTATTCCAGTTAATGTTTCAAGCAGTTTAGTTGTAGAATCAGATACCGTTGTTGAACTAGTAGTCTTTTCAGAAATAGAATCTTTTAGTACCTTTGTTAAATTGACTATGCTATTTGAGTTATCGGCAGATTCAGATTTAGTAACGTTATTAATTGTAGTATTAGTAAGTGATGGAGATTGTGCTTGCGCTTGTACAGCGGGAGTACTTGCAATAGCTACAACATTTCCACTAGTTGCAGCAATTGCACTAGTTTGTTCGGGAGCAGTTAATTTAGTGGACTCCTCAGGTTTAGGTGAAGTTAATTTAGTCTGATCCTCAGGTTTAGGTGAAGGCTGTTCAATTCTAGCCGGTTTAATATTTACAGTTGCGGCTAGATTAGGAGAAGGTTTTGCGGTTTCTTTTGATAAAACAGTTTCACTAGTTGGAATAGTACTTTGGGCGGTTGATTTATTAATTGCGCTATCTAAAATATTAGCTGTTGTTAATTCAGTAATATTAGATGAGATAAGGCTTCCAGGCAAAGGCTCAGACGGCGATAGGCTAGTAACTCCTTGATTTATTTGAGTTACGCTAGGTAAAATTACGCCCTCAATCTTTTCTTCAGCCAGTTGAGTTTTTATTTGGCGGATTGCTGATTTATAGGCAGTTTTTAAAGAGCCAAGTTCTTCAGCATTGGCAACTATTGCTCCAGTTTCAATATTTACAACCCTAATTGCTAAAACGGATTGATTATCTACGCCAATCGGAAGTAATTCAAAAATGGTTAAATAGTTTAAATTATATTTCACTTAATTAGGTTCTTTTAGTTATTTATTAAAAAAAGAAGGACTTGAGAGAGTTAGTCATCAAGTCCAGTCTGGATTTCAAAAGTTTGCTGGCTATTTTCGCCAGATTCATTTACTAAAAATTTAACGTAACTTAAATATTCATATAAAGGTAATGAATAAAGTTCAGTAATCGATTGGTTCAGCTTCACGGCCAAGAGACGATTAGTCTCAAATAAGTTCATTAAGTCTACCTGAAATAAGGAAAAGATCTTTGATCGTGAAGCTGTCTGACGAAAAAATTGAACTGGATAATGTTGATCCACATTTAGGGCAGACAGTAGTTAAGGCACTTTCTCTTGAACCTTGCATTAATTCAGCAAACTTAGTAACAAATGTAAATTTATTAAGGTGCCAATTAAAAGTTTCAGATTGACTTGCGGCATATTCAGGTTGACCGAATTTTGACCAGTCTTGTACAAGGTATGGAGCAACTTTAATAAATGATTTATCAATTGTTTTACTCTGTGATTTTGCTTCAGAAATCCGTTTACGAAGTCTTTCAATTACACCAAGAGTTGGCATATACAAATAAAAGGTCTCATTTAATTTTGGAGAAACTACTTCAAAACAACGATACTGCGCAGAATACCATTGATTAATTTCTTCAGGCATATCAAATAACTGTAACATGTTACTTCTAACCTTAACATCATCTGACCAACCACCATCTTCTGAACAAGTTTGAGTACACTCCATTTTTGTGGAAAGTTCATTTTGACCTTCAGGAAAGGTAATTTCATGGATTATAAAAATAATATAGAGACGATCTACTTCAACAATATCTCTCCAGGTTAACCAAGATTGACCACCTTTAACTTTAAATCTAGTACACTTTTCAATAATAAAATTTAATTTATCATCAATATCTAATACGTCAGATTCATCAATGGTAGACCAATGCCTAATTTCAGAAACGGTTGCTGCTCTAATTGTTAATTCTGAGCCTTCTGCGTAGAACATACCCCTTGATGGTAAATTCTCTAATGGAATATTTTTCCAATAATTATCATTAGCTCCAGAAACAGTTGAAGTAGGTTGAAGCGAAATTGCTTGACCTAAGCTGCTTATTGGAGAAACTGGCTCAGTTGGTTTGGAATCAATTGGTCCATTTGTATTCTTGCCGTACTTTGCATCTTCCTTTTCTAAAAAGGCCAATGCTTCATCCTCCACAATTGGAGCGTTAGTGTCTTCTGCCATTAAATACTTTGTTTATTAAATTATATCAAAAACCCTAGAAAGGTTTTTGCTAGATGTGAATTAGACTCATTCAATTTAGATAGAGTCTCTGGGTAAACTTCAACTAGTTTCATTGAATTTGTATCCCTAATGAATGCTCTAATTGTTTTATGTTTAGTATCAATTTTAAAACTATCAAATTTTCCAATAATACTATCTGGATTGCCTTTAGCGTTTTTAAAGGTTGAGTTAACAACTACTCCACCAAGACGTGATCCTTTTTTAAATAGATTATTGAGTTTCTTTATTTCTTGATCAAAATCATCAACTTCAATTTGTTGAGGTAATGATAGATCAGATAGAGGTAATAGATGAACTGATATACCGTTTGTAAAACCACTGCGGTTTGACACAAAACTAAAGTCACCTCTTCCATAAAAAGGTAGGCCTTTCATTGCTTGCTGTCTTTGACCGAATGTTAATACTGGTACCATTATCTACTAAAAGTAGAAGGAATTGCAAGTAATGCTACTGTAACTCCGCTACCTACTGTTATTTTTGAAATTACTGTGTAGAAGGTATCACCTGCATTAAGTCTAATGTCTACTCCATCTCCAGTTATTCCCTGGGCTGCAGTTTTTACATTTACGGTAATTGCTGAACCGCTTGGATTATGAATTCCGAAAAATGTATCAGTATAATAGCCTACTCCAGTATCTAAATCAGTAATATTTCTAGAACTTTGATTAACAAAGACTGGAGTATAATCAGTTCCATTATCTGCATCAGTGTGGGTTTTTAAAATTTTAGCAATAGTAGTGTTCATTTGGTTTTAATATTTTTAGCAAGCACAATTATTTGGATCGTTATTGCTTTTTACATAGACTATTAAACCTGATACCTTAATACTGAAATTAGGATTAGGATTAGTTATCTCTATCTTATTTATTAGGTTATTTGCGTTAAGCGTCTCAGGGTTACTGAAATGCGAAAAGAATTGAGAAACTGGTAGAGTAATATTGCTAGCTACTCCATTATTGAAAGCACCTAATAGTATTTTACTTGACATGTTTGCTGGAAGAACAATTTCTCCATTTTTATCAGTCTTTGGATACTCAATATACAACAAACAGCCTCGGCTATAGTTCTTATCATTTGTTAAAATATAATACTCTGGCGATAAATCAGTACCGGCATGTGCCATATACTCAGTGTTTAACCCAAATGGATAGTCTAGATCAACTGAAATAAGATCGCCTGGATGGGCTGGATCAGGATCTCCTGGAATAACTGAACTAATTTGAATGACTAAATCATTATCAAATACTGATAACGTATCACCTGCACAAACTTCAAAGTTAATTACTTGATAACTATCAACTGGATAAAGAAAGTCCTTTAGATTACAAAAGCTTGCCTCAGATTGACCTTTGCTATAGATATTAAAGCATTTTTCTAATAACTTTAAAACCTTTTTAGTTGGATCGCCTGCACATAGGTTTGCAAAAGAATTATTAAACCTTTTTGAAATTGGATCATCTTGAAAATTAATATATGCCATTCATAGTAGACTTTTTTAAGGACGATCATTAAACATTACTTTACCAGAACCAGGATTACTCCCTCTAGCTAATTCTTTGTCTATTTTTCGTTCTCTTTGTATATTATTATCTACCTTAGGTTCGTCAGCAATTTCTTGAACATTAACCGCCGTTTTAGAAACCTCATTTAAGTTAGGTTCATTAATTTCAGCTGGGTTAATATCAGTCATTTCAATACTGATTTTAGAAAGATATGAAGGTTCAACAGGTTGTGTAGTAGTTTCAACTATTGGCTCAGCGATAATAGTTTGAGTTTCTTTAGCTACTTGAGTAACTGCATCAGTGATTTGAGGATTAACAATCTCACCAACTTTATTATCAGGTTTAATATAGTCAACTAGTGATTTAATAAATCCAAGTGCAACAATTGGTAAAATTGCGCCGCTTACAATAGAAAGAATTCGTTTTTGATAAATTAATTCTTCCTCAACTAGTCCAAATAATTCTATCCAACCTTGAAAATTGGTTAAATGAACGTATGCATAATACATATTTCCCATTGCCTGCATTGCTGTCAATAAAAGAAATAGCATCCAAACAATACCCTTATTCATTTTGTCAAGGGTAATAAGTGAGGCAAGTGACGCTGCTGCTCCAACCTCAAACGCAATTGCTAAGCTTATTGCTAGCCATTGAGGATTAGACATGCTAAAGAAATCAATAACGTGGATTGTTGAAATTATTGAAACTAGCAAATATAAAGTAACAAACGTGCCTATTATAAAATAACTAACGGCTTTTTTACTCATTATTTAGAAGATTCTAATTTTTTAATTGCTAAATCAATTTCAGATTGACGATTAACATCAAATATTTTACGATCAGTTGATTGAATCATGCGCTTTTCAGCTTTTAATCCTTCGATTTCAAGGTACTTATTAAGCTCTTTAGTAGTACAAATTGAATCTAATTGGGAATTTGTAATTTTGTCCTGTTTTTCAATTTTAGAAAGTCGACTAGAATTATTACACTGTTGAACAAACACGATTAGCATAAATGCTAATATAAATTTTTCAAAATGAAGTTTAATAAAATTCATGGTTAAAATATCTTTTTGGTTATTTATTTACTTGGTAGTTAGTTTATTTGTTATCCACAGTTGCACATCAGCATTATTGTGATAAATCCACAGCCCGGTGCTAATTGCATAATATAAAGCAGCACCAAATACAATAACTCTAAAGAAATCTGACCTTTCTGAGAAGAATTTACACTTTACCCAAACTAAATAGGCATAATAGTCGGCAGATTTAATTCGTTTTGTTGAAATATCTACTATCTCAGTAAGATTTAGGTCTGCGAATTTATTTTGAAATTTAGAAACTGAGTCAAATACTCTACTTTTTTCAAGATCAATTAAATCGCCAGTAGCCAATAGGGTTTCTGGCTCCAAGTTAATAACATAATATACTCGCTTTAACAAATCAGCTCGCATCTTAAAACCTTTAATAAAACCAGACTCTTCCAGCCCAGTTATTTTCTTTCGGTAAAAAAGATAATTGCTAATGTCCTTTGCAATTAGTTTAGCTGAACTAAATGCATCAATCGGGTTTAAATAGTTAAGTAGTTTCATAATTAAAAATATTCTCCTAGTTTATCAACCATGTGAGGATTTTTAGTCAACACGGCCTCTTTTAACATTTTACGAGCTTTTCTGATTTTGGTTTTAACCGTATTCAAATTCATTTCATATTTCTCAGCAATCTCATTACCTCGCATATGATGTAATTCTTTATCAATTAATATCGATTTTTCAATACATTCAGGCAGCGCATTAATTTCAAACCTGGTCATATTATATAAATCATCAAAATATACTTCCTTTTCAAAAGTATAAGCCGAGTCATCTGGTATATTTAATGGTTTGGTTAAATTATCTAAACTTGTTGCATATTGCTGCTTTAATTTATGTTGATGAAGTAGTGCCTCATTCTTTGCAATTGTATAAATCCAAGTAGTAAACCGATAATTATCACTATATGATGCAATTCCTTTAAATATTTTAAACAGGGTATTATGCAATACCTCGTCAGTTTCATCCGAATCATTAAAAAATTTCCAAATAAAATATTTTAATTTTGGATACATGATTGAGGCTAAGCGGTTTCGATCCTTTTCTGTATATTTGCCTGACTTAATAAGTTCAGCAAGGCTTTGCATTTCGTCATTTAATTGCTTATTCAGTAGATCGTATGCGCTCATGTAGTTGGGTTAGTTGGTGTATTTATTTGGGTTAGCGGATTTCCATTTATCATATCTTTCGGTTATCTGGATTAGTATTTTATTTCTCACAATATCTTCATCTTTAAATGTATGCACACTTAATCCATTAATTCCACTAAGC